ACCCATCTTCGCGGCGATGAACGGATCGGCGATCTGGGCCTCGTCCCCCGGATACCAGCGCCAGGTGACGCCGGAGAGGTCCATCGGCTTGCCGTCGGCCCAGATGCGGCCGATGCCGGTGATCGGGCCCTCGCACAAGGCGACGGCGAAGCTGGCGTAGTAGAGATACTCGGTGGTCTTGACCTTGCCGCCCCCGCCGCCCTTGCCGCCGCCTTGGGTGGTGGTCTTCGTCTCCTCGCGGAAATCGGTCGCCCAGATAATGTTGCCGCCCATGCGCAAGCGCCCGTAGAGCCGCGGGATGACCGCGCCCTCGGTGGCCGAGGTGATGCGCAGCGTGTCGAGCCGTGCGCCCTCGATGCGTTGGGTGGGCGCAAGCGACGAGATGATCCAGCTGTCGACGACCGAGCCGATGCTGGAGCCGATGAAGCCGCCGATGGTGGCGGCGCTGACGCCGAGGATCGCGCCGCCGATGCTGCCGCCAATGGCGGCGCCAGCGGCACCGAGAACGAGGGTGGCCATGGTCGGGGTCTCAGCGTTGCGGGAGCAGGAAAGCGAAGGCGATGCGCCGCCGCCAGCTTTGAGATAGCGGCTCCTCGATGACGCCGAGCCGCTCGTAGGCATGGAGGAAGCTGTCGGGCCCGGTCAGGATCCCGACATGCTTGGCGATGGCGCGCGGCTTCATGCGGAAGAGCACCAACGCGCCGGGACCGGCCTCGGCGGGCGACACCTCGATCATCATGCGACGGGCCCCCTCGGCCAGAACCTCGCGCGGCCCGGTCTCGCCCCAGTCCCGGCTGTAGGCCGGGATCGGGAACGGCTGGGGGCCGACGGCCTCGCGCCAGACGCCCCGCGCGAGCCCGAGGCAGTCGCAGCCGACACCGCGCAGGCTGGCCTGGTCGTGATACGGCGTGCCGAGCCAGGACCGCGCGATGGCGATGACGCGCGCCGGGTCGGCCGATGCGAGAGGTTGCGTCACAGCACGCCGCCCTCGTGCCCGCCATCCTTCGTGGCGTAGCGCAGCACGGCGTCCTGGCCGGGGATGTGTGGGAAGCCTCGGAAGTTGGCGGTGTTCGCGAACTTCGCGCCACAGGTCTCGATCCGCTTGTCGCAGCCTGCGCGGATTACGAAACCGTCGCCCGCGGTGATCGCGCGCACCGGCGCTTCGAGCAGCGTCAGCACAGCGATGCCGTCGGTCACGTCATGGCCCAGCACTTCGGTGCGCCGCCCCGCGTTTGCGCCGCTGGACCACTCGATCGTGCCGAAGGTGAACCAGCCGGCCTCGAACCCGCCGAGACCCGAGGCGGTGAACGCCCGGTCGCGCAGGAGATCGATGACGGCGCCCGTGCCCTTGAAGGGGGGGTCCTCCAGATTGACGCCACAGCGCGCATCGCCGAGCGCGGCATCGCAGGTCGCCTGGAAGGTCCGCCCGACCGTCTGACCGAGCACATGCGCGAGCGAGCGCACCTCGGCCACGAAGGCCAGCCGCCCGCGCCGGATCTGGCCGATGGCGCCGCGCCGCATCAGCACGCGCTGGCCGGTGTCGGCCCAGTTCACCCGCCAGACCTCGACCTCCGCACTGTCCCAGCGCCCATCAAGGATGTCGGTCTCGGTGATCCGGTCGGAGGTCAGCACGCCCTCGGCGTCCTGCGCATCGACGGACAGGTCCGAGCCCGAGCGGACCTCGGAGGCCGTTAGCCCGCTCTCCGGCTCGAAGTCTGTGCTGTCGAAAGTCAGCGTCCGGTCGTGATCGGTGAAGCCGAAAGTGACGCCATCGGCGCGCGTGATCCGCCAGCACCACGCGAGCGTCGTCGTGCCCTCGTCGAGATGGGCCTGAAAGGCGGGATCGAAGGTCTTCATCGGCAGGTCCCCGTCATGCGGTCGTCGAGATCCGCAATCCAGACCGCCCAGTCCGGCGGCACAGCATCGACGGTCTCGGCAGGCGGCCGGGCGAGCCGCGCCTCGGCATAGGAGGCGCAGCCCGCATCACCACCGCCCATCGTTGCGGCGCAGCCGCTCAGCGGGATCGCCAGCGCGGCGACCATCGCGAACCGCGTCGCGCCCGCCCTCGACGCGCTTGCTCTCGTCTTCCATGGCATCGCGTTCCGCCTCCCGTATGCCTTGGCGTTCGCCTTCCGCGCGCCCACACACCCGTCCGAGGACGACGCCGCCGGCTGCGCCGAGAGCCGCGACCAGCCAGATCAGGAGATCAGTCATCGTCCCGCTCCCCGCGCGCGGCGGCGACGCAGAGGGCGACGACGAAGACGCCAAGGCAGCCGCCTACGACCAGACCTGCGAGGAACTCAAGCATCGCCGCGGAACCCGCGCTCGATCCGGTCGCGCAGACCGATCAGGCCCAGACCGAGGAACATCAGCCCCGCGGGCGAGGCATCGCCAGAGCCGGCGAGCAGCGCGACGAGCCGGGACAATTCCCCGAGCGGCCCGGTGGCGGGCAGCGCGAGGGAGGCGATGCCGGTGAGCATGGCGAGAAGTCCCGCCCACCAGGTGAGCGAGTTGGGGCGAACGTAGCGCATGAATCAGGCCCTCCGGATCAGGGTGGAGAAGAAGGCGGTCAGCCGGGCGAGCCAGCCGGTCGGCGCGTCGGGCGCAGGATCGAGGACCGGTGGCCTCGGCAGCGGCGACGGCCGCAGCAGCGCCAGAGCCTCATCCTCGGTCAGGCGGCGGATCGGCTGGGAGAAGTCCACGCGGCCCGTGCGGTCCACGGACCAGACCGGGATTGTGCCGCCGGGATAGCGGCCATGGCGGAACAGGTCGCGCTCGGCCTCCCGCCGCGGGATGATCGAGGCCGGTCGCCGCCAGTTCAGAAACGCGTTGGCGGCTGCAACGCGATTGCCGGCATTGAGGTGCCGGGTCAGCGCAGCCTTGGCGATGCCGCCGGTGTTGTAGTGGAAGCTGACCAGTGCATCGAATTCGTGCGGCGCAAGTGGCACCTTCACGGCGCGCAGGACGGCGGCCTCGTAGCGCGTGACGTCGGTCCGGAAGACCCGAAACGCCTCGCGGATCCCGGCGTCTAGATCAGCGGGCATGCCTCGGGGCATGGTGGTTGGATCGGGCGGCCCGGCCGCGGCCGTGTGGCCAATGCCAAAGGTCCAGACCTGTTTCACATCGAGATAGGGTCCGGGCACGAGTCCTTCGTGCCGGACGAGGGCCAGCAGGCCCCGGTCGGTCATGTGCATGGGATTACCGGAGAAGCGAGAGGATCAGGATCAGTGCCGCGACGACGAGACCGATACGCAGGCGGTGAGCGAAGGCCTGCCGAGGTTCGGCAGGGTCGCAGCGGAGGGAGCGCGCGAGGCGGAGAAGGTCATTCATCGCCGCCGCCTTCGTTGGCGCGGCGCAGGCGGGCGAGCAGCATCTCGATGAAGGCCGGGCCGAAGACCCCGACGAGATAGGCCGCCGAGCCCGCCGCTCCGCCCGCGGGGATCGCCTCGGGCGGAAGGCCCAGCCAGGCGGTGATCACGGCCATGGAGAGGCTGCCCATCCCGGCCGCGATCAGCCCGCCGAGCAGGATATGCCGGAGAGCATCGCGCAGTCGCATCTTCGTGGTCAGAGCGTTCGTCGCGCCCCCGAGCGCGCCCCAGGCGGCGAGGATCACGGCGGTCGAGGCCGCGAGTTCGCGCAGCACGGCCGCGACGAAGCTGCCGGTGTCGTTCATCGCCGGATCTCCAGAAGCGGAATGGAGGTGATCGAGCCGAGCCGCTCGAGGTCGAGCGTCACGTCGAGCGCATCGGTGTCGAAGCGGACGGGCACGTCGAACTCGAACCCTGCGGTGATCGCGACGCCCGCGCCCGGCGCGCCGCCGAAGGTGACGACGCCGGTCGTGGTGTCGACCGACCAGCCGGACAGCTGCTCCACCCCGCCGAGCGCGATGCGCAAGGTGCCCGCCACCGGCTTGGCGATGGCGCGCGAACAGGACTGCGCCCCGGAGGCGTAGCGCTTCACCAGTTGGAAGGCGGTCGTCGTGCCGTCGCCGGTGCCGATCGCCTGGTCGGTCGGAGATGGCGTGCCCGAAGGCAGGCAGGACTTGTGGTCGCCCCAATCCTTGAAGCGGAAACCATGCAGGCGGCCATTGCGCGCCTCGAAGAAGGCAACGACTTCGGCCAGATCGTCGGCGCGGCGGATGCCGTAGGCGACATCGTAGCGGCGGCGGCTGTTCGCCCAGCTGGCGTTGCGTTCCTCGTCACCCGAGGCAAGCTCGACGATCTGCGTGCGCCGCTCAGGCCCGCCGCGCGCACCCCGGCTGATGTTGTCGGGAAAGCGAACCTCGTGAAACGCCATCACATGCCCCTCCGGCCTAGCGACACGGCGCGGGCGATGTCGGCCGCGACCTGCGTCCTCGACTGCCGGAAGCTCTCGGCGTCGCGAGCCATGATCGTGACGTTGACCCCGCCCGCGCCGTAGGCCTGCGCCTCGCGACGGGAGAGCACTCTTTCACCGCGTTGCAGGATCGCGGGCACCTCGTCATGGCGAAGCCCGGCCATTCCGCCGCCATGCATCCGCGGCGCGGCGGCGAAGGCCATGGCCGGGACCATGCGCGAGGGCCCAGCCGATCCGACCATCCCGCCCGCATGCAGGACGTTGGCAAAGATGCCGCCCGCCCCTGAGAACACGCCCGAGAGCGCATTGGCGATCGGCCCCAGGATGAACCGCCGCGCCGCCAGTTGGGCGAGATCGGCCAGCAGCGAGGTGACGAGGTCGCGGAAGTTCAGTTTGCCGGTCTTCACGAACTGGCCCACCGCGTTCTCGGCCGACTGGAAGGCGCCGACGAGGCTCTGGCCGATATCGCCGCCGATCTCACGCGCCTTGCTGGCGTAGTCCGACAGCGCTGCCGTGACCGCCTGCCACCCGGTGACAGCGGCCTCGGTCGCGGGCTCCGCTGCCGCAGCAGCAGCCCCAGCGGCTGCGCCTGCACCCGTTGCAGCGCGCCCGGCGCCGTCGAGCGCGGTCTCGAACCGCTCCGCAGCGGCCGTAGCCTCGGCAAGCGCATCGGCCCCATCCTCGTCGGTGCCGCGCACGGCATCCCGCAGCGCCTGCCAGCTTTCCAGCGGGGCGCGGGCCCCTTCCGCCAGATCGCGGGCCGCACCGCGATAGAGGTTTGCGGACTCGAGCGCCCGGTTCGCCGCCTCGGTCAGGCCGAGATCGGGCGCGGTCAGCGGATTGTCCTCGAAGGCCCGGTCGAAGGCTGCCTGCGCCGCCGTCGTGGCAGCACTGGCCGCGCCCTCGAAGCGGTTCTCGATCTCGCCGAGGTCGAGGTCCGGCACCGACGAGATGCGCCGCTCCGACCCGAGGGCTTCGAGCCCCTGGTTGATGCCGCCGATGAAGCCGTTGATGCGCGAGACCACGCCGTTCAGCATCGCCTCGACGCCGTCGACCAGGCTGTTGGCCGCCTGGAACGCGAGATCGCCGATGGCGGCGGGGAGCAGGCCCCAGATCGCCTTGATCGCCTCGTAGGTGCCCTCGAAGGTGTTCGCGGCGGTGTTGCCGAAAGCCACAACGCTCTCGATGGCGCTCTGCATGGCCGATGCGGCGTCCGCCTTCAGGTCGAAGAACATCGCCGTGGCGGCCGCGCCCGCCGCAGCGGCGCCCATCCTGATCCGCTCCCAAACCTCGACGGCGACATCCTTCAGGAGCGACATCGCCGCGCCGAACCCACCCGCGCCTGACACGAGGCGGGTGAACTGGTAGACGAGCTCGCCCGCGCCGACGATCAGCGCGCCGATGCCGGTGCGGATGAGCGCCCCACGCAGGACGACGAGCGCCGTGGCGAGGCCACGGACCGAGAGCGCGGCAGCGGCCATTCCAGCGACCCAGCGTCCCGCGAGGAAGGCGGCGAAGGTGGCGGCATAGGTGGTCAGGCGGCTGATGTTGTCGAAGAGGCCGCGGATCGCGATGCCGAGCGGGCCGGTGCGGCTGGCGACCGCCGCCATGGCATCGGCGACCGCCTCCAGCGCCGGTGCCGCAGCGACGGCCAGCTGGTTCGAGAGCCCGCGCCAGATAAGGCCGAGCCGGGAGATCGCATCGTTCGTCCGCTCGATCTGGTCGGCGTCCTGCTCGGAGACCACGACCCCGAAGGCGCGCACGTCCTCGATCGCCTGGCGCAGCGTCGCGGTGTCGATCCGCGACATGGCGATGGAGCCTTCCTCGCCGAAGAGCTGGCCCGCGACGGCGGCGCGTTCGGCGGCGGGCACGAAGCTCTCGATGGCCGCGTTGATCGCCCCCACACGCTGATCCAGCGGCAGGGCGATCAGCTCGTTGGCCGAGAGCCCGAGCCGGTCGAGCGCGTCGGCGGCTGGACCGGTCCCGGCGGCGGCCTGGCTGAGGCGGCGTGTCAGATCCTTTGTCGCCTGCTCGATGCCCGACATGGAAACACCGGCAAGTTCCCCAGCCCGTTCGAGGGTCTGGATCGACGCGACCGTCGTGCCAAGCGACTGCGCGAGTTTGGCCTGCGCGTCGACGGTTTGAAGCCCCGAGCGGACCATGGCGACGCCAGCAGCCGTAGCGGCGGCAACAGCTGCGGCGGCCGCAATCCGGACCCGGCGGGAGAAGGCCGCGAGCCGGGCGTTGGCCGCCTCCATCTCCCGGCTCAACCGGCCAAAGCCTCTGGCACCAGCCTCGCCGACGCCTTCGAGCTCGGCGCGGACCTGGCGTCCGCCGACCGCGGCGAGGCGGACGGATACACGCTTTTCAGCCATTGGGGCGTTCCATCTGTTCGTTGAGTTTGGCCACCATCACCGCTTCGATGACGGGCAGCAGTTCGGCTGCTGCGGCAGGTGGCACGCCGAGTGCATCGGCCAGCGCCAGCGCCGCCGACATGTCCCAGCCGACAACCGCGCCGGGAAGCACACGCAGCTGGCCGCCCAGCCGACCGACGAGATCCCAGACCTGCCAGCCCTCATGGGTCAGTGGCCGGTTCAGCCGCGCCGGGCAGTCTTCGCAGACTTTCTCACAGGCTTGGCAGTATTGCTCGCCCCCGCCGAAGGACCATTCGGCGAGAGCGCGGAGGCGTTTTTTTCCTGCTCCAGCAGCAGGCCCTTGGAGACGTAGGTCAGCTGGAACGCCTCGAAGATCGGCCAGATATCGAGCAGCGCGTCGATGGCCTCGGGGCTTGGGTCAATGGATTTGCCGCCCGTGTCGCCGATGCCATCCCATGCAAGCACGGCCCGCCGCGCCAGCGCCTTGGCGAAGGCAACGGCGCGTTCCTCGTCGCTGGCCTCCTCTGGCAGGCTTTCGACAACTGGATCGCTGCGCGTCGCGACCATCACGGCCGTCGTCAGCGGGCGCAGCTGCACCCGCACGCCGGGCGCGAGGTCATGCCAGCGCGGTGCGTTGGTCAGGTCGAGCGTGAGCATCAGTACGTCTCCAAATCGTTCACGAGGGTGGCGGTGCACATCCGGCCAACGACGCTGTCGCGCGCGGCCTGCCAGTCGAAGGTCGCTTGCACGCCCTGCGGGCCGGAAATCTCGATGCGCGGACGCGGCAGGTAGACGGCGTGCACCGTGAAGGTGAAGCTCTCGCCCGAGGGCAGGACGTAGACGAACTCCATCTCGCAGGCCTCGCCGTTGATCGCCTGCGTCACCAGCGTCTGGTCGGCGAAGCGCACCTCGATCCGGCCGGTCAGCGTGGCAATGGACGGGTCCGCCCCGTCGATGCGGCCATCGCTCCGGATGGTCTCGATCCGGTCGAGGTTGTTGGCATAGGTGATCTCGGCCGAGACCACGTTGCCGAGGGCGGTGCCATTCCGCGTGATCGCGCCGTTGAAGTGCCCGAAGCGCTTCAGTTCCAGCGCGGCGGGTGTTCCGGCGCTGGTCGTCGTGCCCACCGTCTCGCCCTGCGCCACCAGCCGCGCCGTGGCGGTCAGCAGGCCCGAGCGCTGCATCTGCCAGGTGATCTGGTCGAGCACGCAGCCCGAGTACATCGCATAGCGGGGCACCTCGGGCATGCCGGTCTCGATCGACATCGAGGGCAACGTCCAGGACCCCGACTGAAATTCGTGGCTGTACGGGGCCTCCGCGCCCGTGGTCGTGGGCGCGCCGAAGGCCGCCTTCAGCCAGAAGCCGAAGGCCTCCGCGTCGAGCGGCACCACGACATCGCCGTCGGCCGTGACCGCGTCCTTGATCGGCGCCAGCGGATCGCGGCCGTAGCCCAGCAACTCCGAGTTCAGCAGCGGCTGCTCCGCGCCAAGCGAAGTGCTGGCGAAAGGCATGCGGGTGAAGCCGCTGGCGGGCGGCGTTCCATAGGTCGTCTCGAACGCAAGCGCCATCAGCGCCCGCGCCCCCTGGGCTCGTGCCATGGTGTTCTCCTCG